AGCTCATTCGCGGCATCCACAACAGAATGACCGGCAAAATACGAGCTAGCTACCCTGTTAATCTGTCTACCTGTCAGCCCACCGATGCCCCCGCCAAGCATGCCAGCCAAAATAGTCGACCCGCCTATAGCAAAAAGGCTTTCTTCCGCAGTGCTTGTCGGATCAATGTTCGCTCTAGCTAATTCAAAAGGCGCAAAGGTGGCAATCCCGCCCAATGAGGCAGCGGCGATACCGCCCTTTATGGTAGTTGCGGCTTTAACAAAAGGAATAGGAATAATGTTAATAGGATCAGCAAGGGTGCCTGCTAAACGTGGGAGCCAATAGGCAGAATCCTCTAAATCCCGCCTCCTTTCCATATTGCTATCATACATTCTTTTGCGGAACGCAATTTCGCCCGGAGACCTTGCTCCATCCCAAATATGTAAAGGGTAATTCCCTTCATCCAAATCTGCATCTTGCCAAGAAAAAGGATTAAACCCGCGAATAGGTGTCAGATCGATGCCTTCGTTACGAAAACGATTTTGCATATCCCTCGAAACAAGCCACTGCCCATAAAAAGTATCCAGATTATAAGCGTCGTTAAAGTCGTCGTTGTTTCTTAACCCCCCAGGCCGCCCTCTCGTTTGGGAGAAAAAATTTAATTCATCATTAAACCTGCTTCGCGACGTAGGGAACGGCGCGGGCGGTGATAAAAAAAGTTGGTCCCTATCCATAATTACATCTCTAAGGCCGCTTGCTTACCGGCGGATTGGGTCTGATCCGGCGAGGTCGCGGCGATGCCCTAAATGTGCCGTCGCCCCCTCTTGCAATATCAAGCGCCTCAACTCTGTCATCGTGCCGATTTTGTATGCCGGGAACTTTGTGTCTATTGCTTCCTTCTTGCACTTGGTAAATTACTTCATCCCAATCGCCCGCATGCGCAGCCTTATAAAACGAAGTGTCTCTGCCAACGTATTTGTTCCCGCCTTGGAAATATAGATCGGCAATTATTGCCTTCTGCGAATAATTTAGATTTGCTTTGGCGTAATTTTTATTAACCCAATTTAATTTATCACTTATTAACGATCTAAATACTCTTTCATTTAATTCATTAGAAAGAGAAGTACTACCCGGCAGAGGCGGATTACTTGACGATCCTCTGGCACGCGCCTCTCTCTTGAGAGTTCTTATTAAAGATTGTGCCTGACTATCAGCTTCAGCCTTCGACACCCCCTGATCTTGCAATTCTTCGCTATAATATTCCGTAATATAACCGCGCGTCGTTTTATCTTTCAGATTAAACCCAATCCCAACTGTTGGGACTTTGCTTGTATCTTCATAAGCGTACGAATCTACGCCCTCCCACTTTACAATGTTCTCGTAAGCCTGTTCGTGCGCGTAATATTCTTTTAGAAATTCACCATCTGGCGGCATAAGCCTACTCCATTACTGGCCTGTATTGGCCATCCTGCTTTTCAAGGGTTTGCCCCTCACCTAATCTTGGGTGTGGGTACTGCTGGTCCGCAGGGCGCGTGCGCCACTTCCATTCTTGTTGTGCAGCTGTGGTAACAAAAACAGGGTCCGCTCCCTTGCCGTAAAAACTACCATGCAACAAAGCGTCAAAAGCGTTTTCGACAGGCGGCCTTCTACCCATCATCCAATCATTCCAACCGATGTCTTGATTCTTATTATTTTGGGCAACATAATCGGATAAATCCTGATAACTAGATGACAGGCCCACAGATAGCGAAAGGTTGTCATTTCTGCCATGAGCAGCATCGCGCTGCGTAGTAGCAAGCTGCCTCGCTATAACCTGCTGTCTATAATCAAACGCCTTTATCTTCTGAAGCTGCCGGTTTCTGTTAGCTAAAGCAGGCCCAACATCTATAGTTATTTGCCTAATGCCGACATCACCCCCAGCGGTATGATACTCTTCAAACGCAGACACCATCACGCCGTCTTTTATTAAAACAACCTCATACAGCGGTTGATTTTGCGCATTCTTCTTATCGGTAGGCCGCAACCCAATATCATCTGCTTCAATTATTTCAGTATCCGGCACGCCTTCGATCCCATTCGAAACACCTCGTAGCACGCTCTTGTTTACTTCTTCTGGGAGCCACTTTAAAAGCCAATCAACATTGCCCTCTGAGTCTCTGGCGTGAAACTCAATGGGGTTTTGAACAATAACGCGCCCTCTGTCTCCTGCCGCCTGCGCTCTAGGCGCAAACCTAGTAGGAGCATATTTTCCTTCAAGAGCAACCTGCTGCGTAATTTTTGCTATAGCACCCTTAATATCTTCCTCATCTCCGGCAGTCTTAATATATATATGCCCCTCATTAAGAAGACGCCTCTCAACATCTTTAACAAACTCTGTAGGCAGCTTATCTAATTGAACGCCCTCTGTAAGATTTATACCAAACCAATCTGCCCCAGCCTCCCCCAAAATTCCCTTAGCCATCCACTCCAATACGCGCCCGCCAAAAGTGCCTTCATAAGCATTGTCTTGAGACTCCAAAACCTCCTCAAACAATTTTCCAAAAAGTTTGTTCCCCGCTTGTGTTGTTACATCCTTCCCATATATCGCGCTGCGATTTTCTTCGGGCTTCCCGTCAAATCCCGGATCAAATATTTTCTTTAAATTGTAGTCTGAATGCCCGTTATCCCTTAAATAGTTTAATCTCATTCGCGTATTCTTGCTTAAAAGGCCAGAGAACCGAGCCGCCAAAGCAGGCGATAAACTCATAAAATTGTTATAGGCATTAGAAGCATCAAGAATCGTGGCGGGATCACTCGCCATTGTTTCCATATGCGCTATTGTGTTTTGCCCGACAACTCCAGTTTGGGCATACATGCTAGTTACCACACCGCCTGTCCAACGCTGCGCCTCGGTTTGCCCCTGATCTCCTAAAGCCTCAATTTGCACTCCAAGCATTTGATCGACAAATTTCCGTTGGTCAGGAGTTGGCTTGAATAGCAAAGGAACATTGCGGCTTAAATTAGCTATTACGGGGGCAGCTATTTCAGCGTTTTTTCTATCGTTTTCTATTTGCGTGAGGCTCTGGCTCATTGCGGCGGTTAATATCCTTCCCAATACTGCCGGACTTGCATCAGGGTGTTCTTCTTGTATCTTCTTCATATATTCTGTTACAGCCTTTGCATGCTTGTCATAACCATTAAGCAGACGAAGAGTGTCTATGAGAGCCGCACGGTCTACCGTGCTTTGGTCACTGTCCAGTTTTTCCTTTATCCTGTTTCTTGCTTCTGCATAAACTTGGTTCAAAGCACGGCTTTTAAGTCCTAGAGAAGCACGGTAATAAATGCCATCGGGATCATGGGGAGGAGGGGTCAAATGGCCTGTGAGTTCATTAAGCTCCTTACTTATGTCATAAGACAACCCATGCTGCGCTAATTGTGCCTGTAGCATCTGTGCCTGATTTTCGAGAAAAACGTCTGTTGCTTTTAAACTACTTTTTCTAGCTGCATCATTTTGTTCTCCCCTTTCAAAATTTGCAAGTTGCATTCCGCGCGTTACAGCTTGCAACATAAGGCTCGGGTCTTGTCGCTGTCTTGGGGTGAATGTAAACGCAGGCATATTCATTTTTTTTAATACTGTATTAAGCTGAACCGCAGCCTGTTCAGCGAATTGCCTTTGAACTTTGTCCGTGTTTTCATCTTCAGCTATAGCACGGAGTCTTGTCGCAATTTGTATGACAGCCGAAGGATTTCTCTTCGCTAGCACCCCCAACCCAGCCGTGAAATCTGGAGAGATTCCTTCCGGCAGATTTCCAGTAAGGTCCGCCACAAGATGCTGAGCAACTATTCTTTGCGATTCCATCAGGCTTTGACGTGAACCTTCATTTTCAACGGCATTTAACTGAGCGGCCGTTGCCCTTAATACCGCCATTACCCCATCTAACTCTTTTACAGTCATCTCTTTGTGCGGCTCAATTGTTAAACCGTACTTGTCAAAAGACCCGCGATTGCGTTTAAAGTTCTCCAAAAGATCAAGTCTTTGCTCCCGTGTCATGTCTTCAAATTTTGTTGTTACATGATTTGCCCAATGACCCCTGATTAATTCTCTTTCAAATCTTTTCCTAGAGCCGGGAGTAACAAAGAAATTAGGGTTACTTTCGTGGAGCTTTTGAACTGCTTTTCCTATCTCCTGTGTAGCTTGCTCCCCCGGGAGCATATCTTGAGTGTCGGTAAGTATTTGGGCAGATTCTTCCGCTTGCTGATGCCTCCCTTCCGCAATAACTTTTTGCGAATATCTATTCCGAATATTGGCAAGCTGAGAAGCTAAGCGCTGCCCGCCCTGATGCCTGATATAATTTGAAGCAATGGGATTAACATTATCTACAACCGTGTCTAAATACGCAGACGCCTCCGCTGAGTACTCCTCGGGGTTTAAATAATACTGGTTAGCAAGCGCATTCAATTTAGTCTGAACGCTTGACTCTACATCTAGGAGATAGTTACGCCTTATTTCCTTGTTAAATTGTTTCCCAAATATCGAAAAATTAGATTTTTGCTCTGGCAAAACAGGCAAGCCGGTAAGAGCATCGCGTTCAAATTCATGCTTGGCCGCAGCGTCCGCAGCCTCAAGCTGCCTTTGCTCAGATAAATCCTTCCTTGCCTCCGCAGCAATCCCTTCTAATGGGTTAATCTGTTGCCGCACCGCATCAAGTAGCCTTGGGAAGTTAGCACCAATAGGCCCCAGCTTTGTTACCGGAACCATCGGCCCTTGTGATTTTAATTCAGCCATAGTTACATACCTTGGTAAAATCCAGAGCTACCGCCCGGTGTCATTAAATTCTGACTTGATGTAGTTGAAGTTGTTGTACTGCCCCCTCCACCATATTTCGCGTAATCACTGCCTACTCCAGTCACCAACCTTACCATCTGAAACCTTCTGGCACGCCTTGCTGATTGAGCGTTTAAATCGTGAATGCCCTTCGTGGTTAATAGTTGCTGCCTTCGTTGCGCGCCAGAAAATTGGATAGCACTTACATCGTCTTCCATGTCTTTTTCATTGCGCTTCTCTAAAGCCAAGAAAGATTGACTGCTATAAGAATCATATACCGCAGCGTTTCTATTGCTTGCTTGCAATTCTTCAAACGCGCGGCGGCGTCTTGCCTCTTCTTCTAATGCCTCCACCTCAACAGCAAGCATATCCTCTTGAGCTTGCCGCGATCTAATCTTAGCCTCTGTCTCTTGCGCTCTAGCTTGCTGCATGCCCTGCATTGCAGACATAGCAGTGCTGGCGGCCATCAAGGCAAATTGCCAACTCATGTCCAGACCTCCGTCCAAACCGATAATAAATTAAACTCTAAGGGAACATCTTGCGTTATGGTTATTGTCGGCGCTCGCGACCAGCCCAATAAACCCTCAAATCTATGCTTCCCATCCTGCTTTGTAGGGGCAAGGCTAAAGTCATCATTAGCTTGCCTCACTAAAAATTCGTGCCCATTAACACTGAAGTTCGCACTCGTTGCCACCTCAAGCACAGTGACACCCAACCGCATTAATTCCCCAGACATATCCCCTTTGGGCGTCTGCACAAGAGGGGGCAAGGTTTCAATGGAGCGTGTGAAATCTAAGCCAATATCTATTTGTGTCGCAGGATCAGTGAATACCGCAACACCAGAACCGTTCGTGGTTGCAGTCCCATGCGAAACGGATCGACTGTTAGCGACACCATTAACAACAGTGTTAGGGAGATGCGCGACAGTGAATGATGTTGTTTCCGTGGCATTAAACTTTAGAGCGCAATCAAGCGTTAAATCAAAATCAAACTTTTCAAGAGTGTAGACAGTGGCACTGTTTATCGTGCGCTTACAAGAAACCCATGCCTCATTGTTTATAGTCGTTACACTCTCAAAAGAACCGTTAGTACTCCACGGAAACCATCCAGATATTTTTTCGTTTCTAATCGTGTGATAGCAGCTAATCGTGCCATCACCATTTACAACTAGGGCAAACTGCTCGGGTCCGTCTGTATGCCCATACAAGACATCTAGGTCTTGCACATCATTAATTAGATTACTTGATACTAAACTAACCGCATCGCCCGTATAGGCTTGCTGGAAATCATTGTGCAACAACTCACGCACAACCTGCCCAGTGTCTTGGATATAAAGATCGGCACCGTCAAGGTTCCTTGGCGGCGTTATTAGCCTAGCGCCATAAGGAACAGAAAACCGAGGGTTAAAGTTCTTGGGACTTACAGGGCTTGCATCTGTCTCAGGAACATAAACAACGCCCGTGTCACACAGAAATTGAAGATGCCTGCCAGAATGGCTATGCACAATTTCGCCAATCTGTGCGACCGCTACTTCAGCTTGAACACTTTCATCGTCAAGCCCGGTGCCTACATCAAAATTAAAATAAGCTCCCTTCTTGCTGGCGAAAGCATTCCGTGGCAATTCTTTTGTGCCGCCAAACCAAAGACGCCGCCCATGAAAAGATACGCTGCGCGCATACCCATACAAAGAAGAGAAGGTTTGCTCATCCCATTCTGAGTCAGCGGTAGTGGATGGCAGGGTTTCATTAACCGTCGCCGTAACAACAGTAGCACTTGTGTAACCTGTAATTGTGCAGGTCTTGCTTTTATAGCGCACGCGAATGCCGACATGGCCAGAAACCCAATAACCAGAACTAAGGGTTAGAGTCACGCTCCCCGAGGTGCCCGAAGGCGTCATCGTTACGGCGTTGTCAGCAAACTTAAAATAAGGCTGGTGTATAGGGAACCCAGACGAGTCTGCCTCAAATTCATACAGGGAACTTGTAAAAGTTGTAGCGTCAGTGCGTACAAGTTTCCGCATAGGGAAATCTGGGTGAACTATAATGGTGGTATCACCCGTTTGCGTCCACTTCATTTCCCATATAGTCGTGGCGTTCCACGGTTGCCCTGTAAGGGTTTGCAACAAGGCACCCGTGAGAGCGTTATATATATCTACACGCGCATTAGAAAATGCGAATACATATAACTGTTGATCGTTAAATTGTAGTCTAGCTAAACGAGAGTGCGCAGGCAGCGTTGCTATGTATTGAGTGCCGGGGCGGCGGCGCACACCTCCAGTTACAAGCGGGGAATTGTTCGTGAGAACTTTTGCCCCGTTTTGATACATGCTTGTATCTCTTCGCCCCAACATGGTCGGGTCGATCTGACCACTCGCGAAGTTGGTTTGAACATGATTAACGCCAGCAGGCATTTATAAACCTCGGACAGCGGCATTTCTTCGCGTAGCAAGAAATCTTGTAGTCTTTACACCCCGCGCTGTCTGCCTTTGACTGTCACGCTTGCGCGCTCTAGCACCCTGCCTGTTAGCTTTATCAGCATAAACGCCAGCCAAATCGCCCTTCATTGCGACAGCGCTCGCAAATAAACTGGCAAGACTCAATTCTACATAAAGGCGGAACCAAGGTGCCCAAGAGTTCTCTGGCGCACGATAGGTATAAATTGCGGTTACGGTATCGCTAACATTAGCGTCCAAGAAAACCTTGTCTCCGAAAACCTCATAATCAACAACCGTATCACCGATAAGGATAGTCCTCACATCAATTACATCGGATGGCAATTGATACGCGGAGTTCCAAATTACTTCCGGCGTTTCCGTTAGGCGAGAAAGAGGATCGCTCATCTTCTTCGCGAAAGTCCAATCTTTCTCCGCGAGAAGCTCTTCAATCACATCTTCATAGATTTCGTTAGCAACAACAGCGCCGCCGTTGTCATCCGCAAAAGATGAAATCGGGTTGGACCCGATCAAAACCAAAGCGTTAGATGCGATTGCTACATCTGTATCTGATGCCATATCAGCGGTGAAGGGGGGGCCGAAACCCCCCCATCTCCTTAGTCGCTGTCAGTCGCGGTGACAGCAAGACCGTCCGTTACGTCAACAACGGTTCCGCTGTTGGCGTTCACATAGACGATGTTTACTGCAGAAACCGAAGTAACCGCAGCGGGATCGTTGACCGTCTGGACGAAGATAACATCGCCCAAGGACAACACACTGGCTAGGTCATTAAAGTAACCCGCCGTATTCACGGTGCCGATTGCATCAGCGGTACGGTAGACTGCTACCTTACTTCCGTTGCCATCGCCCATCACCGTGAAGTGAGCTTTGTTCAAGGCCATTGAACTTCTCCTCAGTTAAGGCTTACGCGAGGTCATAAATGATCTCGATGCAACCAGTGTCATCAATAAGAACCGAACCGTGAGACATACACGCTTGAATCAGGTTCGATGCCTTTGTTGGCACATAGTCAATACGAGACATGAAGTCCTTGCCAAGGGCATGCCCGGTAGATGAAGCGTGGTAGAAAAACGCTTTCGGGTCTACACCGCTCTTAGGCAGGTTCTCATGCGGGAACCAATGGAAGCCAATCCAGTTCTTAGCAGTTACGCCCTCAAACCAGAGCTTCTCAGACGGGACATAATCCGCGTTTGAGAACTCATCGATGTCCATGAGGTCACCCCATGCTTCCCATGGAACCACTGCGTAAAGCCGCCCGTCGAACGGGATGCTGGCATTACCCATAGCTTCCATGATTGCAATCGGTGCAGCAGCAGCGGTCCATACACTGTTGGTCGCATTTGCTGAATTCGCGGACGCATCCATTGCCGTAGTAATGATCTCGTCCGTGTCACGGCCCATCGCAGCAGCAAGGTTGGTCGCTTGCGCGCCGCGCTCATCATGCTGGATTTTGAGTTCGTCGAGGTCATCCACATAGATACCCGCATAGCGGTCTTGCAGAGTACACTCAACTGGCGCATGCGATACATCCTGCACAGGAATATCGCCATTACGCGATTTGGTTCCAGCAACCGCGTTGCCAATCACTTGGAACGTAGTGCTTTCACCCGTCACACCAGCTTTGGTGCGAACGGTATTACGCAATTTTGAACCCATCTGTTGGTATTCAATATGCGCTTCGCTTTCGAATTGCTTGACGAAAGCATCATCAATATCGGGGAAGGCCATTGCCAAACTCCACAATCAAGGTTTCACCAAGCAGGGTGTCCTAAGATCGTCGGAGCGGGTATCCCTATGGGGCCGTCCTAAGAAAACTTCGGGCCTGTACGCTCTGAGAATACAATACTTTTAGGCGTTATACACAATGCACATTATGTCAAAGGTACACAAAACGCAAAAAACAGAGTTTTTTGTTTACCTGCCTACCTTAATAGCTCAAAAAAATAGCCATTTTTAATTCCGTGTGTCTTTTTTAGGATGGGGGGTTAGGGCCTGGAGGGGGAACCCTAACCCCCCGGCTAACCAGACTGGAAGAGGCGGCCAGCCTAGTTAGTTAGGGCGCGGAAACCTTCTGTTACACGCTTAACATACGCATCATCTCTATGCCGTGGGTCGCGATAACGCGGGTCTTTCATCATTGTTTCTAGCTCGCTACGCGATAAGGGAGTATCGGACTGCACGCCATTTGTATCGCCACCAGCTTGCCCAGCCTTGCGGATAATCTGCTCCATAGCCGTAACAAATGACGCTTCACCAGCAAAATTAGACATCGATATATAGGAATCCGCATCCAAATGCTGCGAAAGCCACATATCTACCCTGTCTATACGCGCCTTTCCGTTCTCCCCTAGTTTCTGCATTTCCTCTTGAGGGTTTGGCAGTATTGCCATTTCACCCTCAACATACAGCGAAGTAACTTCGTTAAACTGCTCCGGGGTGAGGCCCATATCATGCGCCTTGGCCTGCCATTTACGAAATACAGGGTTGTCAGACTGCATGCTGAACTCATACCCTTCCGGTATAAGCCCCTCTGGCGGGGTAAACTTGTAGTTCTCGGGCTTGTCCGGGATATCGCCCTTGGCTACTAGCTGGTATTCAGATTCAATCTGCCCCCTTACCTCTTTCTCCAAGTCCTCTTTGATACCCTCCGTTTTCTTGTCGTAAGCTGTGCGAAGCTGGTTGTAACCTTCCTCCAAAGCTGCCGCATCTTTGTATTTCCCGGCAAGTAATGCCGGTTGTTCTTCAGACGCCTCAACTTGCGCCTCCCCTTCTACCGGAGATGCCGCGGATTCTGTAGAAACGGCCTCGCCGCCACCACTTTCGCCTTCGGCTGCGCGGTAAATTTTAGGATTTAGTGCTTTGTGAAACATTGGGTAGCCCCTTTTCTGCGTCGTTTATTCTCTTACGGATCAGCCCAACCAAATACCGCCCACCCTCAGTATGCGCCAGCACATTTGCGTCAGTACCGGCAGGGTGGACTGTATATAACGTAATTTCTTTGAGGTAGTTTAGGGCCGCATGCCCTGCGGGCGTCTTAAACGCCTCCAGCAATAGCTGGTTTATCTTGTATTCCGCCTCAACTGGGCGAACAACACCATCTATAAAGTAAGCTGGCGACTTTGTTTTTCGTTTTCGCTGTTCAGATTCACTCATGGAAGCAATGTCTGTGCTGCACTAACCGGATCAACCCCCGCCTCACTTGCCCCACCGGCAAGCTGCATCAGGTTCTGCACATTACTACGCTGCTCATCTTCAGTTGTCAGCAAATCATTGTCGATTTCGTACCAATAAGCCAATTTTTCTGCAAATTTTTGCGGGTTAAGCATGTTTTGGATAGCGGCACCACCAAATAGCTGCCCCAGCATCTGCGCATAATTGACATGCTGCGCGATATCTTCGTTTCTTTGCGCCCTGACAAGGGGAGATACAGCCTGTAATTCGATATCCTGACCGTTTAGCGTGGGTATTTCAATACGCCCCTGATCTCGCAGCAGATAAACCGCGCGCTTATAGACAGGGAAAACCATTTCTTTCTGCAACCGCCCGTGCGCGCTGCCAACCTGCCTAGACAGTTCAGCCATACGCTCCGCAACCTCTGTTGCTGAGATAGGCGTGCCCTCTCGCCGCCCCAAAGTCTCATTATATAGAGCGCGGTTGATATTATGCCGCTGATCCTTCAGCACAAGATCGGCAACATTAAAGTCACCGCCCGGAGCTAGTGGTTGCAAGCCACTGCTATCAACGCCTCTTGGGATAATGGTGCCGGGAACTAGGCGGATGTTGTCGCTATTAACCACACTGTCATCGTCACTCTGCCATATCCCGGCAATCGACATTTCTGCGTTTTCAAGGATCAACTGAACCGTCAGGTTACACGTTTTGATCGCACTCATAGCGTTGAATGCGGGGCCGCGCCCATAAATCTCACCACTACCCTTACTCCAGCGGAACGAAATCCACGGATTAGAGCCTACACCTACAAACTCATCCTCAAATATATATGCCTTTTCCTCTTTATCGATGACCTTATAAAGGTAAACCTCTTCTTCTGGCCGCGTCCAATCCCTAGAAACAATCTCAACAATGTCTACCTTATTACTTTCCATGGGGTTCATATGACCATTAGCCATCTTCCCCATCTTGTCGCTCATGTTTTTAGTTATTCTGCCAGCAGGCCAAATAATTTTAACGGAACTCGGATCGACTTTACGCAACCGCATCTGCGTATCGACGTTGCCGAACGGTCCTTCTTCTAAATAAACCTCATGCGTCGGCACACTCTGGAATCTAAGGGGCTGCGTTGCGCTCCCCTCCCAGCATGTGAGGTTGCCTGTGCCTATAGATAGATCGAGGAAACTTTCAAAAGCCTCAGACTGGAAATTTGAGGACTGCAAGTATTGAAATATTTCAGCGTTTACTTCGTCAAGCTGACCTTGCACTAACGCTAGCTCTGACTGCTCCATAGAGCGAGCAACTGAAGGAGTGGGAGCTAAACGTATCCACCGCATATTATCCGGCACCATGCCTGCAAGCATGCGGCTGGCAAACTCTTGTACTCCAACGACCGCTGTCTCGTCGAATATGAGATCATCTCGCCGCGTGCCGGGAGAGAACTGACGCAGCCCATCTCGCGCAGGCATCGTATAGTCATAGATTTCTTGCCACACGCTTTCCCAGGTTTGCCGCCTATGCTTCGCTCGCTCAAACCGGGAAAGATCATCCGATACCGACATTAGTTTGATCCCAAAGTATCTTGGACATCATCATCATCATAATCAAAGCCTGACTGCCCGTCCGTAAACAAAGACCGGCTTCCACGCAAGCGCCGCTGCACCGCAGCCTTTTCCTCTTTTTCCTTCTTTAAAAGGCGATCTTTTTCACGGTCTGCCGCCCCCCTATTCTCTTCACGCAGTCTCGCCACCTCGGGGTCGACAGCGGGCATCTTTGATCCTCCTCCGAATAAACCGCCCATGATTTTCTCCTTCCTGCGTGTAAATAACCGTACCGCCATAACGCTTCAATGCACAGAACAATTGGTATGGCGTTAATATAAAACCGCGCAAACCTAAAAGTTGCTTGATCCATGATACACAGTAGATAGGGATTGTGCCATGTCTAGTTGGAGGCGGCAATTCTTGGCTATTTATCTCAACACAAGTACCGCTCTTTCGTAGCATGTAAAAGATGCTGTCTACTTGCTCCCCCTCTAAAGGCTCGACATACAAACGGTAAGAAGACCACTCTAAAAACCACCAGCAATCCCTCTCAGGCATATAGTAAAAGCAAAAGCAGTGGCGAAATCCGCGCCGCGTCAGCCAATTCCAAGGCCGCGGAACTGCATTGTCTACAAATCCTACAAACCACCTTGCCGGAGGTTCGACCATCCTGCACTCCTCTTAGACCCACGCATATCCCACACAGAAAAGTCCCTCTTCATTACCTTCGCTGCCTTCAAGGGCGACACGCCAAGGACTGCTTTCCCTTCCCCGCCGCCAAGAGCGAGATACTGGAGGGCATCATGCACATGACTGAACTTATTCTTGCTCGGCTTATCTTCGTATCGCGCCTCACCGCTTACAGCCAGCCTGCGATAGTGGTAGCCGCTCCTAAATCCTTGCCTCAACGTCTTGCAGCTAGGGTCGAGAAGAAGACCCGGTAGGCCGTCAACCATACGGTTAAGCATGCTCTCCACAGCCTCTATCCGCACGACAGGATCGTTAGTATGCGTAGGGCGCGCGCTAATGCCTAAAGACTTTAGTATCCTAAACGGCGTCCGCTCATCAGTCTGCGCCCTCTGATCGCCAGCAGGGTCGCCATAAAAATGTATATCCCCTGTGTGCGGGAACCTTTTATGCAATTCAGAGCGTAGCAATTCGCCAAAACGCTGCGTGCCCATGTCCATCGTTACCAACTCACCAAGCATAAGCCATCTACCATTGGGCATACGCTGGGCAAAAACAGCAGCAGGAGTAAGACCAAAATCCATGCCCACAAACAAAGGAAGGCTTTCAATAATCTCAAGCGGCTGCGTGCTGACATGCACATCATCATTGTAGGTCGGGTAAACTCGCCGCCCCTCTTCGATGCTGCCAAGGCGGTTCAATATATAAACGTCAATCCATGACTTCGTTTTGCCCTGTACGATCTTTTCGTAATAAGACGGCGTTAAATTCTTAACATTCTCCGCAGCAGGGTTAATCTTGTAGCCAACGATGTCCTTGCCCGTGCTGTCCATCAACTCAAGCATGCCGGAAGGTTGCTGGTAAAACGTCCAATCTGGCGGCTTACGCAGCATTAACTGCTCTTCTTGCGGGATGTTCTCAGGAATGGGCGTCATCCCCGCCATGATAGGCCACCAATGATCTTCTTCCGGCGCGTTCGTATCCATGAACATGCCGTACCATGTGGGGCCGCCATCCTTCATGCTGGGAAACCTGCCTAAACGCATGCTGGCAGCGTCGATAACAGCCTTGGGTATCTCTCGCGCCTCGTTTACCCATATGCCTGTGAACTCAAGAGACAACAACTTGTCCACATCATCCGGCCTATCAAGCGCCAGAAACAACACTTCGCAGTCAATGTCGCCAATCTTGATGTTATGCGTGTATGGAACCGTCCAGTTGAACTTTCCGAACACATGCTCCGGGAACCAATCCAGCCACGTCTTGATAGACGTAGTTTTCAGCATAGGATTGGTGTTTCTTATAACTCCCCATCGCGTCTTTCGTCTTCCATCCAGTCCTCTAGCCTGTTGAGCCGCCCGACGAAATATCTCAGCACAGCACGCACTCGATGTACCACTGCCAACAGGCCCCATGATACCGCGTATAAACGAATCATCTCGCATAAAGCGTAGCAAGACCTCGCCGTCAGGCTTGTAATTAAACTCCATGCGTCACCGAATCTGCGCCTCTTCCCACATCCGCCGGTTTTCAACGGCAAGGCGTAACCTCTTCTCCAAAACACGCGGCCCCCATGATTCTATCTGTCTATCTGCCTGCTCATCAGTCAACTCGCGCGCCCTAACGCCACACAATTTATAGTGCGCAGCCTTCGCAACACGCCGCAGCAGCATGTGGTCGCTAAAAGAAAGCCCCTCAATAAACGCAGAGGGGCGGCTTGTCTCCAGAATAAACTCAGTCATTTCTTCTTTTTATAAGACTTCTTGCCCTTCTTATAGGGCGACTTCTTCGGCTTACTGCTCG